AATGCTTCTGCGTCAGACATATATTCTTGACCTGTTTCTGTATTAGTTAATGTTACTTCACATTTAGGTGTAATTACTGGTACTTTTTTACCATTAATTGTCTCATACCTAACTGAAGCTTCTGTCTCTACAAATGACATTATCTGTCCTCTCTATTTATTTCTAATATTGATGCAACCACGTCCACCGCTCCGCTAGCCGCTTGCACTTTTAGTATCTCATTTTCTTCCATAATCAAAGGTTCTGTTAACACTTGTTCTTTTAAACCAGCAGTTAAATTAACATCATTGTCAATTACAAAAGCTGTGCCTGATGCATTAGTTAAAGTTACTTTTACAACTGCTGTACTTGCAGCATCCTCTGCCACGTTTATAGATTTAACAATAGCTCTAGAGTTAGAGGGTACTGTATACAAAGTTGTAAGATCTGTATTTGTTAAACTTACTTTATCATTTTTATATATATTTGCCATTTATCCTAATCCAAAGAAAGTGTATCTTTCAGAGTCTTCTTTTAATTGTGTTAAATATGTAGAGTTTAATTGTTCTATAATATTAGTTAATGCTTTATTAATTTGTCTTTGATTATCTTCACTGTATTCTTTTTTTGGTTCTGGTAATCTTACTACTACTTTAGTCATTATCTTCTTCCATCTGGTTGTAGGTCAGCTTGAAATGTACCAAATCTCCAAGATTGTCCTGATCCTATATTTGCAATTTTAATTGCTGCATATCTACCACGAGCTCTTGTATCTACTTTAGTCGTAGTTGAAGTAATTGTAAAGGGACTTAAAGCTGTATTTGTATTAGGATCTGCAGGGTAATCAGCTACTGAAATAGTAACTTGTGCATCTCCTACTAAATTTTTAAAGTTAGGTAGAAATCTTCTCATAGCTAAAAAGTATTCTCCAATACCTTGATCTGTTTGTAAAGCAAAGTCATAAGATTGTGCAAAAGAAGTTAACACTGTTGTACTTCCATTTGGATTAATTTGATCTGTTCCTATTTCATGTTCAAACAATACGCTTTGACCTAATCCTGTCTCACCTATAATTACAGGAAATGTTCCTGTGTTAGAACTATTAAATGCTGTTGCATAAGGTCTAGGATATACTAATGAATCAATCCAAGTTGTTCTAATTGAATTTGTGTTTGTACCTGTATACCAATTACCCATAGGAACGGGTTGAGTTGTTTGACCATAGTTGTAAACTACATATCTATTATTAAAATCAGATCCTGTTGCAGGATACCACCAAACAACTTCTGTAAATAAATTATTAATACCTGCATTAATTTGTTGACCTTTAGTTGTATCAATATCATCAAATACATAATCTTCTACACTACAAGGTAAAGTATTAACTGTACCATCAAACGAGAAGAAACCATTATTACCCATCCAATAAGCAACACCATCAATTTCAATTGCAGCGTTCTGTCCTATTAATCCACAGTTAGTTCCTACTTGTTCAAAGCCAAATGTAAAAGGCGCACCTACAAATTTCATTGTGTATAATGCATTGTCAGTCCACACTAGAATATTTTCTTTTGCAACCAAAGCTCCTACAATTTTTGTACCATCTTGTAATCTTTGTGAACCTGCTGTGTTAACAGCTTCTATGGTATATTCATTAATACTTTCATCAGCAGAAAATCTAATAAACATATCATCTTGTGTAGATGGAGTTCCAATAGTTATTTCAGTTCCAAAATGAATTAAGTGTCTTGTTGTTGGTGAAATTAAAGTTGTTCGTGTTGCAGTTGGATTATTTGTAGTTAAAAAAGTAGTTGTAGTTGTTGATGCTCTTGTTGTAAATCTAGCCGCGATCCCTGCATTCCAAGTAAATGTTTTACCATTTAATATTGTCGCTACAAGAACTTGTCCAAAAGAATTAAGTGACCAAAGGCCTGGTTCTAATGTAACCGTTGATGCTTCAACCGCACTACCAAATCCTGTAAAATTAGTTGCGTTTTGAACTACAGCATTAGTGCTGTGAGCTTGACCATTTGATGTACCAGGAGTTGCTGTTCCATTTGTGCCTCTAGTAATACCTAAAAATTGTGTAGAATTTTTTGATGTATATGTAATTAATTCATTTGCTATTGCAATTGTTCCTGCAGATGGAAAATCAGTAGTTGAATCTACAGTAACAGCGGTCCCCGACCCACCTGTACCAGCAGTATCTGCGCTTAGTGATCCATTTAATTCTGTTTGTACAACACCGGTAATTGTTCCACCATAGTTACCAATACCAAAACCATAACCATAAGATTGTTCTGCCGGACCCACAGGCTCGTAAGGTTTTAAAGTAATACTACCACCCGTTGATACTGTACCCGTTGCAGCTGATCCCATTGTAATTGTAAAAGTTGTTGGAGTTGGAACGCTAATAACTTGAAACTTCTTATCTTCAAAATCTGATGCTGAAAAACCTGTACCACTTGGTAAAGTTACAGCGTCAAATAAAACTATACCACCTACACTTATTCCATGTGCGGCTGAAGTTGTTATAGTAACAGTTGTTGTAGAATTTGTTGAAAGTGTTGCACCTGTGATACTAGTTTTTAAAGGTGTAATATCAAAAAGTTGACCTTCAAAATAAACTAATAAAAATTTATCTGTACCTAATGCTACATATCTATTGCCTTCTAAATCTACAAAAGCAAATTGTTTTCTAACTACACCTACAATAGTATCTCCAAGTAAAGACTGCCAACCACCAACTTTTTCTGGAAGTCCATATCTAAATCTAACATTATCTGAATCAACCCAACGACCTACTGCACCAACAGTAGTATCCTGTTTGTCAATTCCTGGCGCAAATTTAATTTGTTGAAGAGCCATATTTTAGCTCCTATGCTGTGTTTGTTTTATAAGCCCAACCTCTAGTAGAGTCTACATAAACTAAAGTAATAGATTGACCGTTTGTAGTTAATGTAAGATTACTAGTACCTGTATTAATAGGTTGACCATTTCTATCTACTATTAAATTATTAGATCCAAAAGTTCCTCTTGTATCTATAATACTAACTTCATCACCTACAGCTGGGGAAGCAGGTAAAGTTATTGTAATTGGGTTAGCTGTTGTATTTGCAAAAATTTGTGCCCCTGCAACTGCTGTATAAGGAGAATTAGAATCAGTTATAGTTGCATAACCTTTTTCAATAATTCTAGTTGTTGTATTTGTTCCATCAGAAACACAAAGTAAAGATGCTCCTGGAGGTACAGGTTGAGCTGTACCACTTGCTGTTAAAACACTCAAAGTTCTATTTGATGTTCCTCTAACTGTTTCATCACTTATGATCCAAACTCTTTCAGAACTAGCTGGCATTGTTAAAGTTCTATCACCACCTAATGTTCCAGATAGTTTTAAATAAATATTTTTACCATTTGATGTTGCACCATCCGTTAAATCTAAAGTTATACTAGCTCCAGCCATACTAATATCTAAATAACCACTAGCGCTTTGTTCTAATATTTGTAAATTTGTATTTGTTATAGTACCCCAAAGACCAGCTTTTTCACCGGTTGCTACTATTTCTAATTTAAGATCTGATGAGTATGTTGATGCCATAATTTTAACTTGGATCTATTGGTGTCCAAACCATATTTGCTCCTGGTATAATTTCATTCCACGTAATTACACCTACGTCGTTAGTACTTAATGTCAAACCAGCTCCAGTTGGATTTACTAAAGCAGTTCCTGTTACTGTAACATTTCCAGTTGCTAACGTCAATGCGTTTCCTGTAACCGAAGCATTAGCGTCTGCCGTTACTGTAAATGAGCCTAAACCTAGCGATGTAGCATTACCTGTAACGGTAAAATTAGAATCTCCTGTAATGGTTAAAGTACCAAAACCTAAACTTAATGGATTAGGAGTTGCATCTTCCGTAATAGCATCTGCTATAATACCTACACTACCAATTGAAATACTTAATGCGTTACCAGTAGTTGATACTAGTACATCAGAATCTGGTCCTGATGTAGCGAACGGTAATGCTGATATTGCGTCAAATCCTAAACTCATAAATAATCCTTAAAAGGAGGCTGTAGGTATGGTGGAGTACAGCCCCCATTTAAAGATTATATTACTTTTTGAACCAACTTGGAAGTCCTAAATGCGGTCTTCGATCATTTACGTTTTGAGCTGCATCTTTGGATTTTTGATCATTATAGTGTAAAAATACTTGAGCACAGTTATCACCTTGAAATTCTTCTCTCCAATGCTCTAGTTCCATACCTCTATAAACTAACATATCTCCAGGTTTTAAATTAACTAAAATACCTTTGTTATTACTTTTTACAGTAATCTTTTTACCATCAGGTATGCCTACATTTTTCTTTGGTTCTAAATGTATTGGCCAAGGATCACCACCTAGATTTAATGTTGTAGATATTTCACAACTAAATCTATCTTTGTGTCTGTGTAAAACATCACCTGGTTTATATATTCTTGCATATGAATAAGTAGGATTTAATTTAAGACCTGTTTTCTTTTCCATAATAGGCAAAGTTCTCATAAGCAAAGTTTCCATAGCTATATCTGCATAATGAGAATATGTATTTGGAACTTGTTGATCTGTCCACGTTCCCCATTCCTCTGTAAATTGAGATATATATCTTTGATCGAATAAAGTTCTTACAACAGTTCTTTTAAGTAAAAAGTAATTGTAAACAAATTCGGCTATGTCTTTTGGTACAGCTTCTTTAATAACTATATATTTATTTTTTTTGAAGCTCATCTTTTTGACTCCTTTCTTTTGATATTGTTGTTTCAACAACTTTAATATTCCAATGTATAAATCTAAATGGTTCTAGTCCTGCATCTACTGCAAACTCATGTGGAACATAACCTGGAAATATAATCATCGTTCCTGGATTAGGTTTGTAATGAACTTGATTTGTACCCATTGTAATTTGTTCTTGATTTTTTAATGGTAGCTTTGTCATTTCTGCACCAGGTCTTGGTTCGTGAAAGATAGGATAAGATGTTTTTTCACTACATTTTAAAAAATAAAATCCTGATACGTGTTGATTCCAATGTTGATGTGTAGAGTGATGACCACCACCTTTTTCACTAAACTCTTGCACCCAAAATTCTGTAAAGTGTAAGCTGTGATTTTGTAAATTAAATCCTTGCCAATCTAAAAACTCATAAGATCTTTGACCTATAAACTCTACTAAATCTTTTACTTTAGGATCATTTGAAAAACTTTCGCT